TGATACGACACAAGCCAAGGAACTCTTGAGCACCTATCATAACAAAGTCCCATTCGTGAAGGGTCTGGCTGACCTGGTATCAGCGCAAGCTAGTAAACATGGGCAAATAAGAACGATATCGGGGCGGTTGTGTCGGTTTGATATGTGGGAGCCAAAAACATTTGGCTATAACAAGCCTATGAAGCGCGAGGAGGCCGAGAAAGAGTACGGACCTGTATTGCGTAGGGCTTTTACTTACAAGGCTCTGAACAGGCTTATACAGGGTTCTGCGGCAGATCAAACCAAGGTCGCTATGGCAGAGTGCTACAAGGAGGGGTTGGTGCCCTTGCTGACGGTGCATGACGAGCTTTGTTTCAATGTCGAGTCCGAGGAGCAAGCGTCAAAAATCAAGGAGATCATGGAGACAAGCATGGAACTCAAGGTGCCAAGCAAGGTCGATCAGGAATTGGGAGATAACTGGGGGCAGGTAGGTTAGTCGGCTAACGCCCTCATCCGGTCTACCAAACGCCTAGCTCGGTTCGGAACCTGCGTATACCATCTGGAGTCAACCATCTCGTCTGCGGCCTTATTCCAGTCCCTGGCATCAACGCCAGCCTTCATGCCCTTGAATTTGGAAAGACGCGGCCTGCCCATATTAAACATCATATTGGCGATAATATGCTGGCATTCTTCAGGTAGATCGTCAAAGTCAGGGTACAATACTCTGCACTCGTCAATCGTTACCGCCATATCGAGCGCGAATAACTTTCGTACACGTTCTTGTTCAACGACCGTACCCACGGGTTTGCCGTACTCTTCGTCAGTCTCAAGAATGAGGTGACCAATTCCACAGGTTGGCAAATTTAGATGATCTAAATACACCTCGTATTTGCATCCTTCGTCTTCCGCGATCTCTTCGCGTAATCTATCTTTGTTCATGGTGTTGTCCTTCCTAATTGCTGCGCCAACGCTTGTGTCGCAGGGTCAGGTAATAAAAGTGGTGAAACTTGTGCCGCCGTACCTGAAGTTGCGGCTTGCACATTTGGAACTTGAGAAGTTACTGTTTGAGCCACAGTTTGAGCAATAGGCGCAGCCTGTGACACTGCGGTATTTGCTAATTCTTTTACTTCTGGTGGCATCTTTGTAGGACCTTCATCCGATCTACCTAATGTTTGAAGAGCTTGTTGTCCACTCGTTTGAATTATTTGAAGAGCCTGTCCTATCTTATCCGCACCAGGTTGACGACTCGCTAACAAAACCTTTAACACAGCAGGACGGCGTAATGCATTTGACATCGCTAGATAAAATGCGGCGGCTGGAAGCGTGGCTAAAGGTGCTGTAAGCATGCCATAGATACCTAACCCAATAGCAATTTGAGGTGCTGCAAGACCACCCTTACCAGCGATTGGAGCATTGGATACAGCCACCATATTGTCCGCTAGTTTAAAAAGATCATTAGAAACCTGCTTGCCAAACATGGCCTCCATTGACTCTCTGCCATACCCCTCTAATGTGCTTTGTAATTTAGATCCCAGTCTTCCAGAGACAAAAGCCTCACGAAATGCAGGAGAGTCAACATCACCAAGAGATCTAAGAATACGACCCATGGCAGCCTGTTCTACAGCCGCTACAGACTGTTCACTTATTTCTCCAAACTGACTAGCAAGGACAGGTTGTCCGTCCGCACCAGCCGCACGAATTTTAATTCTGCCTGATTTAAATTGCCTGATCTTTTCTGCATTGCCTCTTTGAAAAATCGCACTAACTATTCCTTCAGAGTCATTTTTCGACAATGCTTGCAAAAAGCTATTTTCATTAAATCCGGCTCTGGTAGCTAATGCTTCATTAACACCTCTTATGGTATTGGCTATACTATCATCAGCAAATTGATTGAGAACCGCAGGATCAAACTCCGTACCTGTTTGCTTTAACAGTTGCGTTAATCTATTCATTTCACTTACTTCGCCTTTGAATAGAACCTTCGCTGTTGAACCAAGACCCTCTATTCTTTGTGCTAATTTAATGCCGTCTATTACCTCTACACCGTTCTTAACGGTTTTATTTGTTGGATCAGCAAGTTCGCGTTCTAACCAAGACCTAGCCAATTGCTGTCTTGAGGCTTCCTGTGCGGCGGCACCCTGACCCCTAGCTTCAGCGGTTTTTGCGGCCTTATCTTCAGCTTGTTGTATTCTTTTACTAATTTCTCTTTTAGTATTATTGTCTGGAAGACTGTCTCTGTATGCCTTTGCCTCGCTCAAAGACATCTTCCGACCTCCTGGACCAGGAATCGAGGCTCGTGCTAAAGTTGCCTCACCAGCCTCTAGACCTTCTACTAAAGGAGTGCCACGAATAGCGCGGAAGTAACGCCGCAACTTTTCTGGTGAGTTTGCTTCTATTAACTCATCCATAAATTTGGTTGCATCAATATCTATACGTCCAGCTTGTGTCTCTTTATACAACTTTTCTACCACTGGATCTCCAAATCTACGCATTCCTCTTTCGTAATATTTACGAGAGCGTTGCATAAGATTTAAACCTTCACGAAGTTGAGTAAGAGTTCCCGTGGTCGGTGTAGAAGTAAATTCCATGCCGCTTTGATTTAACAAAGTGCGTAATTTTTGTGCTTCAGTCTCACTCAATTGCCCTGTCAACTCTCTGCCAGTAACGCTTTTTGGATGTGACTTACCAAAGTGAGCAAGAACTAGATTAAGATTTTGTTCTCCCGCAAAGAAAGCATCGTCCACAGAGGCTTTCAACGCCGCTTGATTACCTCCAGCAACTGTTGCCTTAAACTCATCACTGTAACCGAGATTACGAACAATCTGACGAACAATGTGAGCGTCTTCTGGACTAATATATGCAAAGGCAAGAGCCTGTTGTCTAGACATAGACTCTCCTCGTTTAGCGGCCTCAGACACAACTTTGCTAATAGATTCTTCAACAATCCTGTATAGTTGCGTGTTATTTAATTGATCTGCTTCAGGACTGGTACGAGAAATTCGATCTAGAACTTTCTTTATTCCTGACACAGGAATGATTCTGTTGTTTTCACCCAATGCTCTAGACGCAGCGGTAAATAACCCATCAGCTTGTTCGTCAAATACAGTTTTTGAATTAACTAAAGACTGAATTGACTCTTTGCTTAATTTTTCACCACGGCGTAAAGGTTCAATGATAGCCTTGATGCCTTCTTCAATCTCTGTATCTAACGCTCGTTGAGCCGCTTGTACAGATTGACCAGACGTAGTGAACATATTTTGAATATCTTGTTTTACAACTCTTTCAAGATTATCTAATGCCACATCATCAACAGTGCCCATGGCTTTCAATTCAGCTTTTATCAATCGCAGGTTTTCATCTGCGGCTTTTTGATTAGGAAACACACCCTCATAAATAGCTTGAAGACGATTTAAAACAGGGCGCACACCAGGTGCGGCACCTTCAACCGTTGGACGAAACTTCTGTTTAATCAACTCTCTACCTTGTGCTCTAGCCGCCTCTGCTTCTGCACTGCCAGAACCTTTTAAGATTCGACCAAAGATACTAGAGATGCCACGACCAAGAACTTCTCCTGTGGCTCCAAACACACCCTCATATGCGGCATCACGAAGTATCTCATCCCGTGATTGACGTTGATATCCTAATGAAGTTTCATACGCTTCATCAGCCAGCTTTGCCAATCCCATGGTTACACCAACCGCAGGTGCGGCAAGCAAGAACCCAGTGCCAGAAAGCAATATGCCTGCACCAATACCTGCCGCTAGTGGTACACCCGATGCCCCTGCAAAGTCCGCTACGTCATATCGAGACAGACCTTCTTCATCAATAGCTAGTTCTTTTCCCTCGCCTAAACCTAACTTTTGACGACCACCTTGAGTCAGTATGAATCGACCACCTTCATCTTGTCTGAAACTCTGCGCCCCTATCTTATCTGTGAGATAAGCAATTTTTTCTTCCTGAGTCTCTCTGGCTCCAAGTCCTGCACGCAGTTCAAAATCTTTTAGTCCAGTGAAATAATCGACATTCGGATCCATCAAAGTGCGGTCAGCCGGTGACAGAGGTGCTCCAGTTTTCGGGTCTATGCCAGCGGCTTCCTTTGCAGCGGCGTATGCTGCAATCTCATCTGCCGAGGCAGTAGCCATGTCAATTTCAGTTTGATTTGTAGAGACACCGGCTTGTTGTGCAAAATAATTCGCTAATTGACCCAACTCCTCTTGAGTCGGTTCTTCTCCTGCGATCTCTACTTGCTCTATTTCTTTTGAGTACGGATTCTCAATTTTAACTACAGCCATGTTTTTTACCTTTAGTTAAAACGAAGAACGCCGTCATCGCCTTTGGTCACACCAATCGTTGTTCCGATGCTCAATTGACCAGGGAGGAGGCCTGCTTCTGAAAGTCTGCCTCTAGCAGGACTTAACGACCCAATCGCTGAAACCTGTGTGCCAGGCTGGTATACGCTCATAAGATTTGTTTCAACAAGTTGCATTTGAGCAAAATCTTTCTTTTGAGCGTTTCGCATTTGAAGAGCCGCGCCTTGTAATCTTTTAAGCATGGTGTCTTTATCTTGTGTGACAAAAGTAAAAGCCCCACCATCTATGGCTCCTTCACCAAAATATGCAGTAATCAAAAAATCAACGTCACGATTTGAGATTGAGTTTGCAGATTGAGTAGATCCCACCGTGTTAGGAATCATCAACTGAAGTGCTTGTCTCATGGCACTTCTAGCTTGATCCTTAGTCTCATACTTCTTCCCAAAGTCAAAGCCAGCAAAGTTTCCAACTTTGTTGAAAAAATCCATAGCTCCAGCTTTAAATCCAGTTACGTTGCCTTTGGCAACATCAACCATAACGTCCTCTAAAAGGTCAACGGCTTGCTCTGATTTAATCACATTGTCCACGGCTGTAGTGTATGTCTCCTGCTGTTTGCTTAACTCAGACATGCTGATCTGCCCAGCTTCAAATTGAGACTTTGCAATAGCGGCGTTAGCTTTAGCTCGTGCGCCAAGTGCGGTTACCATGGCAGAACTAACCAGTCCAGAAGGCATTTTGTTGTCCTGAATGTCCGCAACAGTTACTTCTACATCTTCAAATGCACCATACTTACGTCCTCGATATGTTCCGCCCTCTTCTCCAAAGGTATATGCCTTTGTGCCTCTTCGTTCTCTGCTTATTAAACGTTGTTCTGCCTTTTGTTTACCAACTTCACCAAGACCATATTGCAGTGCAGAGAGTTGAACTTGACGATTAAACTCATCCCTCTTTGCCTTATCTTTAATGAACATATCCGCACCTTTTTCAAAAGCGTTTGCTATGTTCTCAAGGGCATTAGGACTTTTACCCGCTGCCATGGCAAAACCAATTTTTGCCAAAGCAAGACCTTTATCTAAACCTTCATATTGAGGTGCATTTTGCGTGAACTCATTCATAAGTTGTTTTAATGACGCTTCTTGTTGTTCTGGAGTGCCCTCATTGATAATTTTCTCTATCTCTTCCGCACTTTGTGGGACAATATTTCCCTTCTGACCCTGTTGCATGCGAGATTGTTCTGTCAAAATACGCTTTTGATCTTCCGTTGAATCTTCTTTCTTTTGATCTTCCCCTAATAGACCAGATGTTCCTTGTGTGAAAGCAAGCTCATCAGGTTTTTCATTAGGATCTACTGGTGCGCTTGAAGACGGATCCATATCTGTTTTCATAGCCGCATCTGCAATAGCAATTCGCTCCATCATTTCGGTAGGGGTCTCTGGACGCGGTTTTGACTTTGATCCAGGTAAACCAATCTTTACGCTTATGTCTGGTGCTGTTCCTGCTGGAAGTGGAGGCGGTTTTGATCCGCTTTGAAAACCTGGAAGAGTCATTAAATCAACACCAAGTAAATCGTCAGGGAAAGGTTTGTCTCCTTTATTTAAGCTATCTATAACACCTGGAGTTAGAACCTCAGGTCCAGGTTTGGTTCCAGCACCTATATTTTGAGAAGATACAAATGGAGAAAGTGCTGCTGCTGTCGCAGTTCCAGCTAAATCTACGAGTTGCCCCGTTCCTTTTGCAATTTCTTGTAAAGATCGAATACCTAATTTAGAGGAGTCTGGACCTACCGCTCGTCCAACGGCACCACTTATCCCTTTATCAGAATCAAGCAAACCACTTATTCTTTGCCCTGTAGTTTGTGGTCTAGAGGCTTCTCTTATTGCAGCGGCTTCAATTTCTGACATTGAAATTGGTGGTTTTCGATTCCTATTAAAAGGGATCAAAGGGCGAGGCGATGTACTTGTATTCGTGTTCGTGTTGCCACGAAGTGCGTTTAATACTCCACTAAAACTATTTGGAGCGTTCATAAATCTTTGAAACATGTTTCCTTGATGAGTGTGCCCGACAGGACCACCAGCATGAAACTTTTGAACAGGCATAATACCCGCCGCTCTGTTCAAAGCATTACGGGCGTTACGAGGCTTGAACATCTTACGATTAAGTACGCTCATGAGCCTCCCCCAAACATGTTATTCAAACCGCCAAATATACCGCCCTGACCAAACGCACCAGCTTGTTGCAGACCCGCGATGCCCATGCCTATACCGCCTATCTGTGACAACATGCTAGGTGACGGTGCGGTCTTACTGGTAATCGTACTAGTTGTAGACGGTACGCCTCTGAATATATCCGACATGAATCCAATCCGTTGATAGGGTTCATAAGAACGTTCAAGAGCCGTGTTGCGTTGTGCATCAAGCTCGGCCTGTTGTTGCTGTTGCTCCATGCCGCCAAGCTGTGACAGGATTCCAATGTCACGCTGTTGTGCGCCTTGTGCCGATTCACCCATGGCTGCCTGCTGGAGTCCGAGTTTACCAAACAATTCACCTGCCTGCTGTGAGCGGTCTTGCGCCGACTCAAACGCCTGTGCTCTGAGCTGCGCCGACTGTCTTGCAAACGCATCTTGTGTATTACGTTGTAGTTCTTGGTTTGCAACAGCCTGACGAGATCCACCAAATGCACCTGCTTGTACCGCCGCTGATCCGATACGTTGACGCTCCATATCTGACTGTCTTTGTAAATCAGACAAACTCTGATCAATCACATCCTGTGTATAAGGAGACATATATTGCTGGTATGCACCTGGTTGCAAGGATGCTACGCCTTGACCCAAGGTTGCCGCACCTGCCTGCATCATGGGTTGGTACGCACCAACACCGGTAATTCCTAAATTAATAGCTTGCTGTTGTGCGGGTGTAAAACCCTGTATCTGTTGTGCGGGTATGGGCACAGGCTGATTGGCTAACGTGCCCGTGCTTGCAAGAAGATTTTTAAGAAAGGTTTCCTGATAGTCTGGCAGTAAGGTAACTTGTTCCTGACGAATTGTTTCAGCCATTATGCCATCCTCTCAAACTTATCCATCATGGCGTACATGCGCTTGGCACCCACATCGGCGTTTCCATTACCCGCGCCTTTTACCGCCTTGTTTGTCATTACGAACTCATCGTTAGAGAGCCGT